CTATAATATCTGAATATTCTGTAAGAATTTCTATGTTATTGCGTTCGTCTGGAGATCCTTCAGCCAGTGTGCCTGGACCAATATACAACTGACGTGTGTCAACTGCCCAGCCAAGCTCAGCAGGTGCCAGTGGTTGTGGAAGATCTTCTTCTAGACCTTTGCGTTGGGTGATTCTTGAGATTTGTACAATTGCCACAGTGTGATTCCTTGAGGTATCACATATTTAGCATGTAGAACTGTTCGACCTTTTTCCACCACTGGGTGCGATACTTTTCAAATTCTGCACCTTCTAGCACAAACTCCTGGTACTTGGGCTGGCCTATAATGTTGTGATTGGCGTCCAAGTCAGGTTTTACACACATCAAAACTACGCCTTTTTTGATTTTAGTTCCATGCAGTTCATTGTGGGCTTCTGCGTATGCACACAGCTGAACAAAGTAATCGTCAATCCATTCACGCTTTTTAGGCTTGTTGGTTTGCTTGTAGTCCAGTATGCTTTCTTCATTTAGATGAATACCTGCACCGTCTGTGGTACCTGCGTATATACCAGGAAAGTACAAGGGTACTTCAATGCCCCAAAATTCACTTACATTTTTTAGTCCCTTGTTGATGACTTCTTCTGCCATGACATGACTGGGCCAACTGAATGGATTTGACCCACGAGCAGGTATAGCACCTTCTCGAATGTACTTTTCAAGATAAGTGTGCATTCTTGTGCCACGATTGGCTGCTTCTGTAGTGATAGCCTGTGCTCGTTCTGCACCCACTGCACGCCGCCAGTTATGCAAAGCTGCCTTGCTTTCTTCACTTTTGGTTCGGTCTAGTATGGTAGTCACACTAGGTAGTTTGTTACCATCTGGTGTGGCATAAAATCTTTTGCCGTCTACAGTAACTCTAGGAATGGGTGTGTAACAAAATTTTGGATTGTACATATCGGTGATAATGAAGTGTGTTATGAACTGCGTGTTGTTCCATTTGGCCAAATATTAAATGTTTATCTGGATTATTGTACAAGGTGTTTAAACTTTTGATTATAGCAGAAATTCGTTGCCCGGGCAATACACATTCATCATAGCTTTCGTCAATCCATTGATCGAATGTTACAAAACCCATTTTTTTAAGATTTTTTAAACTGTGTTGACCAGACAGCAATAAAAAAGGTTTCCCGGTGCTCAAACATTTGGCAGTTTTATCTGTAAACCAAAGATTTTGATACTCGTCTGTTTCTGCTACAATTTCGATATGATATTTACTCCAGAGATTTTTATAATTTGTAATAGCGGTTCGATAGTCAACTGCTCCTACACTGGTCATATCGTTGTCAAATGTTTTGTTTTTTGCCCATTCAATTTCTTTTACATAATGTCGTTCTATCCTGTCGGTTAATTGTGATGCACTTTGAGCAAGAGAATATGTGATAAATGTATTGTTAGGAAATGCTTGATCTAATTCGTATGCTAGACGCATGCGAGCAACACTCCATCTACTGCCAGATAACATGCCCACAAATTTTGCATGCTGAGTATCTCTGTTTATAGATCCAGTTGTTATGTGATTTAAAATATCTTCAAAGGCTGCCAAATGATACGGAATCCATCTCCATTGCGGCAAACTAGGACTAATACTCACAAAAGAAATTTTGTCATTGGGTATGTTTAATCCACGTTGAATCAACTGTATCCATCCAGTGAGTCCTGGTGACAACACATCATTGCCATCTAATGCATAAAAACAAATCTCTTGATTGGTATAGTGTAATACCAATTGATCTTCTACAATTTGTAGATAATCTAAGATATAATCTTTACGTATAATCCAATTGAGATCTATTAGAATACGCTGATCAGCAACTTCTATTAGCATTAAACTCTAAAACTTTCACCGCAACCACAGCGGTCACGCTCATTGGGATTGAGAAACTCAAAGCCTTCGTTGAGGCCTTGGCGCACATAGTCTACAGTAACACCATTAAGATATACTTCGTTTTTCTTATCCACTAATACCACAAAGTCTTTTTGGGCATAGTTGATGTCAGAGTCAGAAGGTGTGTATTCCGGTACATATTCTAACACATACGCCAGGCCTGAGCAACCTGTGGTTTTCACACCCAGGCGAATGCCAGCATAGTCTTTGGCTTGCAAGAGTCGTTTTACTTTGGTGTACGCACGATCAGTTAGAGAGATCATGCTTCTTTCTGTAGTCCTCTACAGCGGCTTTGATGGCGTCTTCAGCAAGGATTGAACAATGGATTTTGACTGGTGGCAATGAGAGTTCCGTAGCAATCTCTGAATTTTTAAGAGCTGCCGCTTGCTCAAGCGTCCGGCCTTTAACCCACTCGGTAACGAGAGAACTTGAGGCAATCGCACTGCCGCATCCGTATGTTTTGAATCTTGCATCCGTGATGATACCATCTTGCACCTTGATTTGAAGTTTCATGACGTCGCCGCAGGCAGGTGCGCCAACCATACCAGTGCCAATATCACTATCACTCTTATCAAAAGAGCCGACGTTCCTGGGATTCTCATAATGATCAATAACCTGCTGACTGTAAGCCATATAATTTTGTTTCCTCTATCCAACCAATCAAACACTCTGAGCCATATTTCAATTTGAACTTGTTTATGGCTTCAAACTGATTTTCTGCTGCCACTGTGGCAACATACTGTTTTACAACACCGATACTATCGGTGTATTTGATGTAGGCTTTCCAGTGTTTCATTGGCAGGTTCTAGTTCTGGTAATAGTGCCATCTGCATGTTGGGTTTCGGTCCAAGGTGTGCAGGCAGAACGTATGGGTTGCTGAACAACCACTGTGGGTGGCGGAACATAGCCGTAGTTGTAAACAGGCTCGGAATAGTTACGTGTCAACGCATACCCAATTACTCCGCCAACAATCACTGGTGCTATCCAGTTTCCACCATGTCTATGATGATGGTGATGTTGTGCTTGAGCCGACACAGCCAAAGCCAATAACGAGAGAGTAATGAGTTTTTTCATACGGGCCTCCTACAGCATAGTATACTATATTTAACGCCTTGCGTCAACAGTTAGTTGACTGGTTTACATTGGTCGTTTCATGGCCGATTTGGCCATTTTGTTTACTACTTGTTGACTTTGTTGCACTGACAATTTTTCTGGACCAATATCGGCGCCTTTGAATGTGACCATTCCAGAATTTGGATCTAACGGTTCTAGTACGCCACTCAGCGGAGGCTGACTGATAATGTCACCAAGATTTTGACTGGTAATAGGAATGCCTAAACTTTGAGCAGCTGAGATAAAAGCCGCTTGACTGATTTGCTTTTGAGCATTAGTATCTTCTGCTCGGCCTGCCAGGAAGTTGACCAACCCTACTAGTTTGTTAGGGTCGGCTCCAGCATCAGTGGATTCAACTTCATTTATTCGCATTATCTCTTGGCACGACCAAGTGCGGCAGGGGGAACTGCGGCTGGTTCTTCAGGAGGAGGTGCAATTTCGCCGCCAGCCATGTCAGCACCAGCAGCCATGTCATCCATGCCAGCAGCCATTTCAGCACCAGGAGCAGGTGCGCCGCCCATGGCTGCCATGCCAGCGTCAGGTGGAGGAGTTGCGCCAGTTACTACGCCAAGTGCTTGGTCCAGTTGTTGTTTGGCGCCTTGCAAGTTTTGTACCAAACCAGTAAGTGCGGCTGTGGCATCTGTGTTGAACTGAGCAGCTTGATCAATACCCACTTGATTCTTGATTGAATCAACTAGGGCAGGTAGTTCTTTGAATTGCATTTCACTGGCATCTTCCAACATTGATTGCATTTTATCAACCATGTCTTGTGCAGCCAATACCACTTGCGCTTGTTGCACTTCTGATTCTTTCAGCATGCGGTAGGCTCTGCGCAGGCGGCTTTCAGCAGCCATCATGGCAGCACCAGCAACCATCTTTTGTTCGTCTGGTGTAAGAGTCTGACCTTTTGTACTTTTATCTAATGCAGCTTTTAGCTTTGGATCTTTTACTGTGGAAGTGGCTTGTGATAAATTTGGAGCAGCAGGTGCGCCTGGAGCTGCTGGCGCAGAAGGTGCCATGTCTTCTTTGACTCTAGCAGTCAATGCCTGTTCCATCATCAACAGCTTGAGATAAGCTGGATTGCGTTCGCTCTGATGGAACGAAGGTTGACGACGAGTTTCGCCTAGTACGCCACGCACACGGCTTAACATCTGTTGAGCTTGCTTGCCAGTAATTTGGTCAAACTTCATGCGTGAGCCAAAATAGCTTTCGAATACACGGGCTATTTGTTTAGTTGGCTTAATTGCCGCTAGTTCTTGCAGTTTCATTTTGGAATCCCCTAAGTTGTATATATTTAGCCGAATTTAAACATTTTTCAAGTTCCTGATCTACCAAGGCATGCTGTTGAACCTTGGGCTGTAACTTGGTCAGTACCACTTCGCTAAATCCATTGTCTCGGCTGCGATCAGCCATTTGTCGTCTACAGTATATGTCCGCTGACAGTATTTGTTTTTTGGTGTCTAAAGTTTTGATGTTTTGTGCCAATCTCAACTGATTGTGATTGTCGGCCACACACCAGCTGATTGCTGTGCGCTTGTTGCTAAAAGTACCTGCTAAATCATCACCCGGTGTGTATACTTCAAAAGACTGGTCTGCAGGGCGCAAGTAATATCGACCAAATGCCACATATCCGCCTGTTTCGTCATTCACAATCATTGTGTGTATATTGCGGCGAACTTCACGCTCGGCCCAGCGTTCTAATTTTTGTTCTCGAGTCATAGTTTGATCAAATGTGCCGCTGACCAGCCTAACGCACCCACAAGGGCAGCAATTATGCCCACGCCCCAACTGATCATTCTATCGTTGTTTTTGGCATTAGTGGCTTGCAACATGCCGCGTAATTCTGCTATTACATTGAAAAGAGTGGTGATTTTTTCATCCATTGATTCCAGCTTGGTTTCAAGCAGGCGATACCGCTCTGCGCACAATTCAACGTGTGCTTCAAGACTTTTCTTTTCGATATCAGTAGTATCAGCCATTATTTCTCCCGGTCATTTATTTATGGTTTCGAACCACAAGTTTTGATTGGGTCCAGCTACAGTCAAACTGGGTTCAATTGGCGCAGATTCATCCAGTCCCACAACCATTGGTATACCTGCACACTCGTTTAACAACCCGTCAAGGTTGTTGACATCGTTGTTAGTGGAATACACGCCTGGTGTTTCTACACTAAACTCAAACTGCCACACACCCTCTTCACACACTGGTTCTTGAACAATAGTAGGCTGTGCTCGCAAACTGATCATTTGCATGATGGTTTCCCAGTTGCGATGCTGATTTCTAGATCTATTCCAGTCAGCAATGGTGTTAATCAATCGACCTGTGCGGTCTGGGTACGGCACTTGACTTGAGCGGAAGTGACCAGTGATGCCAGTGCATGTACAGTCAAATAGGGTCCGGCATAATATATTCATTCTGCGGGTATTTAACGACAAAGAAAAACCCCGGAGTTTTTAATTCCGGGGTCAAAAGTTTAACACTCTACTTATTATTAGGTTGATAGTTTAAAACCAACGCTAGTGCAGCTATCCAACTGGAAGCCGGTGTAAGTCACGTTAGCAGCAGCCAAGAAGATTGCTGCGCTGGTTGTGGTAGGTGGGTTGGCAGCTGAGTCGCCAAATGCGCCAGTTGGATAGGTAGCAAATGAAATTGCAACGCCATCAACTTGGTACATTGCCACAGTAGCAGTTCGTTGAACAGCTTGAATCACGTTAGCAACGTATTCTTGTACGCCACCTTCGCCGTTTACGCTGGTGTTAGCAACTACGCGATAGAAGTCCAGTTTTGGACCTTGTGGTTGAACAGGAACGCCAGCCAATGAAGTGCTAGGGGCTTGTGGGCCGTTACGTGTGTCTAATGCGAATACTGGTTGTGAATCGCCATTTACGGGTGCAAAATATGCCATGATAAATTTCCTTTAAAGTTAGTGACCTTATCGGGTCTGCTTTTATTTAGTCTTTTGGCAAAAATTACGCCTGTTGAGGATTGTTTCGTGCGGCATTTCTAGCGGTAAAATCAAAGCGATTTACTGCTTTGCCATAGCCTGCAGGCGTGGCCATTACCCAGCCTTCATGTCCGGGATCTTTCAAATCCAAGTTACGCAGGATGTCTAGCTTTAGATCGTGTAGCAGAATAAACAGGGTAAATGCAGCGGCCAGGCCTTCTGTGTTTGATGCAGGACTCTTTAGATATTCCACAATATTACCAAATTTCTTTGGAGTAACTTTGGTTTGTAGCCAATCACCAAACCCTGCTAATAGATTATCAAAGTTACCGTTGGGTTGTTTGATTCTAAAATTGATGTAGTCCACGCACAGTTTGGCCAAGTCTGTAATCTGCATGGCTCGCAGTTCAGCAGGATTGAACAAGGTATCAATGGCAGAACCTTTGCTATTGCGTATTTGTTTGATTTGCTTGATCAGTGCGGCCTGTCCTTTGGCCTGTGCAGGGTCTTGAGGCGCAATACCTTTGCCGTAAATGGGTTCAATCAACAGCAATCCAGGTACTTCATTAAATGACACTCTGCTGAGTGGCTGCTTGGGCTCGCCTTGATCAGCATACATGGTGTGCATAGCAATGCCAGTGGCGCTGTTGCGAATTCGTTGACCTAGGACACTCTTGGCAGGTATGCGATACTGCACTGTGTTGGGCTTGAACACAAGGTTACCGGCCTGTTCTTCCCAGGGATGTTGTGGATCGTACAACAAATCGCCTTGAACATAGCCACGGAAATTTGTGGGTGTGGCAGCTTCTAATTGTGGCCAAAGATCAGCGTACAGTTGAACCAATTCGCCACGTTCTCCTTTTCGTGTGCCTTGAATCTGTGCCATCATTTTAGGGCTAGTAGCAAGTCCGTCGTAACCTTTGGCTTCAAAACCCGAACCATCTGTGAGCACAAACTCTCCAGTGTCAGGCTTGCGGCCAAATATCACAGCAGGCTTGCCATCCCACTTTACAGTAGTGGTCTTTTGTGGTGCTTCAGTGGCATGTTGAATGATAGACAATGCTTCGTCCACACCACGTGAGCCTTTGCGAAATATTAAATCTTCTAGATGTTCAATGCCCTTGGCTCGGCCGCCCACATTGCCTTCTTCTGCTTCGTAGATTTGATATGGGTTTGTTTTTTCTGTTTCGATCAAAGGTTGCATGCCTTGATTCACAATTCTATCACGCAGCTTGGCCAGGAAATGAACATCACTATTTTCTCGCACCAGGTCTGGTTCTTGCAGGCCTTCTTTGCTTAGGTATTCGCGAAAGTCTTTTAGTTTGGCGTCACGGTCTCGGTCCCGTGCTAGAGCAGCGTAAATGCTTTCCACGTTCTTGAGATTTTCTCTAGTGGCTGCTTTACCTAACAGTGTTTTGGCCACATAGTCAGGATCCATACCACCATCTACCAGCTGATTTGTGGTACGACTGAACATGCCGTTGGCACCCACTTTAAGTCCCTGTTGTTTGGCAATTGAACTCATTAACACATTACGGTTCATGCCCTTGTAAGCAGAATCTTCAGAACCACCATAGTAGAACTGTCCCCAGTCCAAGTTTGGAAAGAACATGAAGTCTGTTTGCACATATCCGTTTTGAGGATTGCCATTGATGGGTGTGCGCAGGTGTACTTCTCCAGCTTTCTTTACCCAGGCTTTGGGATCTTGTCCGTGGCTCACTGCCCATTGTGTGAGTTTTGCTGCCAGTTGTTCTTTGGATATTTCACTGGCATCAACTGCCATGTCCATGTCGCCCGATGTGGGTTTGCGGCCAGTTGAACCCAACCAACGTTCACGTGGGAATTCTAATCCTGTAAGTGTTTCCAACCATTGCACTGTGGCTGGCACATCGCTTTGATTGATACGTCCAGTTAAAGGATTACCGTCAGCGTCTTTGAATACGTTACCACCTTCTAAAAGTCTCATTGTGTTTGTCCTTGTTTCATGCGACGATATAATTGTCTGCTGGGATCAAAGTTCTTGCTCCAGGTCAAAGATTCTGCCATAGCTGGTTCTAGTGCCTGGGGTTTTGCTACGTTGGTCCGGCGCATGCCCATTGGCTTTGGAGTGACTGGGATTGGTGTTGTAACAGCTGGTGGCGCCACACCAGGCGTTACTTGGGGTTTTGTTACTTTGGTCCGGCGCATGCCCATTGGCTTTGGAGTTGTAGCAGGTGAGGTTGTTGTTAAGAGTGGAGTGCCGCCAGTTTGAGCAATAGCACTTTGAGCTGCTGTCGCAGTATCATCTAAATATTTTTGGTCAATTGGCTGGCCCAGTTTTTTTAGCTGGTCAATTACTTTGTTTTTTGCATCTATTGCTTGCTGTTTGTTTGTTATTGGTTGCGATGGATCTTTAGATAACGTATATTGTTTTTCAAGTTCTGCCATTAAATTTTTAATATTAAGTTTACCTTGAGCTCTTGCTAGTTGTTGTGCTTCTCTATCTTTAATATACTGAGGTGCTAGAGTTTGTACAGTTCTAACTACATTATCTGTGTTAATTTTTAAATTGGATGATCCTGCATTAAACGCAATAGCAGCTTGTTTGATAGCTTCTGGATCAAGTGTTTCTGCTTTCTTACCATTTAACGTACCTGTGCTGGACCATTCTTTAGACAATTCGTTGCCAATGTAATGTTCTTGTTGTGCTATATTAGCGATGCCTTGCCGTTGACCAGCAGCCATATGGCCATACTTGCTGTATGAGCCTTGTTGATCTTGAGGAACTCCAGCAGCATTTAGCACTTTGTTGGCAAAATATTCTGCGGTGTTGAGTGGTGCCTTTGCCACACCTTTGGCTTGATCAACCGCATAATTTACCACTGGTTTGGCTATATCAACTGCCGTGTTAACCACTGGCTTGACCACATAGTTTTTTACTCCTTTGAGTATGCCTTCATTTGTGTTGCGACGAAATATCTCATGTATCTGCATTTGTTCTTCTCACTGATCTAGCAAACTTTCCCGAGTCTCTGGTACGGATGGCATTTAGCAATTTGCGCTGTAGATTTTCAGCTTGGTCAGCTGGAAATTCTGTGTCAATTTGTTCTAGCAATCTGATGGCATTAGCAATAAGAGTAGCCGCACGGTTTTCAATTAACAGGCGGCGATCACGCTCGATGTACAAATCGTCTAATTCTTCTAATAAACTGCGAGTGCGTTTTTGCATCTGCTCAAGGGCCTTTGGATTATTTAGCGGATTTTGAGCATTAGTTTGTTTTGATTTTGCCCAACAACTGCTTGAGTTTGGCGCTTTGCACATCAGCTGTGACTTTGGGTGCTTCTAGATCAAAACCTTCCTTGGCTTGTGGTCGTTCCCAAGGCGCAGACTTGGCATCGTCTGCGGCGGCAGCATTAACTTGGCTTTTTGCTTTGATCGAGTCCATGATACTTGTACTGGGCTTTTTACTGAACCCGTTTTCGTTGTCATCTCCGCCTTCATCAGTAATACGCATGGTTTCAATGTTGTACTCCAAATCAATCTTTTGACCAACGCCGGTCGAGCTTCGTGACTTCATACACTGGATCTGATACTTGCCACGCTCTTTCATTGCACGACTTGTAAAGATACCAAACACATTATCTGCTGTGTTAATCTTTGAAATACCACCCGAAATGTGTGAGTGATCAAATTCAATTTCTTCCACAGCGGATCTGTTTAACTGACTTGCAGTTACCATTAGGATTCCTAGCTCTTTGGCCAAGTTGCGCAGTTCTTCTGACACATACTTGTCTTTCACAAACAAGTCATTGGGACTGACTTTGGCACTAACTGGCATGAGCAAGTCCAAGTAATCAATCATCACAAAGTCTACCCGCTTGCCTGTTTGAATTTGATACTCTTTTAAGTAAGCACGGATGTCGTTGATGTTTGATTGTGCTGGCAGGCCTTTTACCTGATAGTTGCCTGACTTCTTGGACACCAGCTTGACCTTAAGCTCTGTGGTGTCTATGTCCTTGCGAATGTCCTTGGTGCTCATGTTTGTTAACATAGCATCAGTTCGCAGTGACGTAAGTTCTTCTGAAAGTTCTAGTGTAATGTACACACCGCTCAAGCCTTGCTGTAACCAGTTTAGTGCAATGTTCATCATGACCAAGGATTTGCCTGACCCAGACCCACCTGCAAAGATGTTGAGCTCGCCTCTTGAGAATCCGCCATACAACAGTCGATCCAGTTGCGGCCAACCTGTGCTTACTTGTCCACCAGAGTTGAAGTATTTCTCAATGCGACTCTTAGGATCAGCAAAGTAGTCTGTGCCCATGTCCTTGGTAAGTGATATTTGTACTGCATCTTTGATTAGCTTTTCAACAGGATCGTATTCGCCTTTTTCCAACAAGTCGGCGGCTTTTAGGATAGCTCGCTCTAATTCTTGTCGTCGAGTAAATGCTTCAAACTCGCCCATGAACCAGTCAAAGTGTCCTTCGTTCAAGTCTGGCACAGCCGTTAATTTAACACCAGTAGTGGCTGAGATTTGCATGCGGTCTGGCAGGGTTTTGTGCTTGTCTGAATGTTCTTTGATAAACTCAGCCGCAGGTCTCAAACTCTTGTCAAAGTTCTGCGGGTTATAGATATTTTGAACACGCACATAGCTCTGTGCGTCCTCCAACATCATTTCTAGAAATAAACGTTGAACGTCAAGTCCGTAATCTTTTAGCATTAATATAGTCCAAGTATAATGTAAGTGCATCTAACACTTCAGTAGGGGTGTCTGAATCAATTTGCTGTGTGTAGCATTCTTTTAGTTTTGGTAGCAATGACTGTTCAAAAAAATACCGATTGCCAGCTGGTCCATGGTGTCCTTCTGGTGCGTCAAAGTCTGCAGGTTTATTGACCCCGATGTTTATGCCATGATATGTTTTGTCAAATAATATACACTTTTCGTGATCTTTGCAATATGGCAGGACAAAATTGCTTGGTCCCCAACAGTTATTGCTATCTAAATTTTTGCTTAAATTAATAATCAAATAGTTAGCATCGATACTGTCTAACCATCGAGTAAGTAAAAATATCTGTCTCAATATATCAGTTTCGAGCCAACTGCGATCGTGGTGTAAAATTAACTGTTGATCTTGGCCATAGTTTTGCAAACAAACAAGTCCTCGATGGGCTGCAATGTCAAATTGATCAACTTCCCACGTGTTGGTGTTAATATTGTGTCCATGATATCCCGTATTTCTATGATTGTCAAAAATTGTGATACGCTCCAACGGAGGAACTCCTACAAATATCATGTCACGGTCCCAGTCAATCTCTTGAGACATTCCTATCAGTAAATGTTGAACTGTTGCAAAACTATTTCCTGAACGTGAGCAATTGACAATTGTGTTCACATTTAGTGATTTTGCAGCTAGACCCCAAAAACTGTCAACTGGATCTACACAAACATATGGTGTTGTATAACTGTCGCCAAATACCCAAAGTTTATTGTATTCTTTTAACAAGTTGTTTCTTCCTTAGTTCTATTTTAATCTTACTGGTTTCTCTAGCTGCTATTATAGTTAGCAAGGTGCCAACACGCCCTAATGCAATTACAGCATCATTAACATCTTTACAGCCGTCTGGCCACTCGGGTATACTTACCGCCCATCCCAGTTCCACCGCACGATCAATCAGTTCTACCCCTGCAAGATCCTGGTCAGGTACTACAGTTATGTCTCGACCTAGATTGCGTATCAGTCGAGCTTGTGCTTCACTTACAGTATTGTGCATGACCGCTACACCACCAATGCTGAGTGCATCAAAGATGCCTTCGGTTACAATCACGTTGGTCCAATCCTTGTGTTGTAAGTCTGTGCCAAACACATAGCCTGGTTGGCTGTCTGAAATAAACTTGGGTTGACGGTTGTCTAAAAATCTGCAAGTGTAACCTACAATTTTATTTTCGTATGTGAATGGTACAACCACGTGCGGGCGTGTCCAATGAATGCCATCATGTTGCGTCTGTACCATCATGGGAAAGTCTTCGGGCACATGTCTGCCCTGCACATAGTCCCAATGCATCTGGTGCTCAGGTGTTAGCAACTCAGCAAATGGTGGCAAATCACGTTCTTCAAAGGTGATACCGGCCAAGTGATTCCAAGCCTGTTGTCTATCTTCCAATATACCATGTATACTACGATGCCGCAGGCTTTCTAAATTGAGCATTTCAATTTCGTTGTCAGGCACACCCATCCATGTCAGCAGTCTGCGAGCTTTGACGCTCAGTGTACGACCCATGATGAAACTGGCTGTGTATGAACAATTGAAACAGTGATAACTCCATCCTGCTTCAGTGGCTTTAAGTCCGGCACGACCTCTGGTGTCTCTTGTGCTGCCATTGTGCTGACAGCAAACCGCATTGAAGCTCAACCAACCTGATGGTGTGGGCTTTCTTTTTGCAGGTAGATACGCAAGGATGTCAAGCATCTATACAGTATAGCAGATCAGCTGTACTAAATCAACGATATTGGAGGTTGGTAATATAACCTGTGGTGATTAATACTGTGGCTGCTATGGTGCCTTGGTATTGCAATGGCAAATATCCTGATCCACCGTTTGTGACAGTGATTGGCCCAATTTGTCCATTGCCCACTGATGTTACAATGGCTTCAGCTCCAGATCCGTTGCCTAAGATTTGAACTTTAGGAGGTGCTAGATAACCTTGTCCAGATCCATTTACAGTAATACCTGTAACAACTCCATCTACCACTGTTGCTGTGGCTGACGCACCAAACCCTTGACTGTTGTTAAACCCAGCTCGGATCAAGTTGTAAAAGCCCACAATGTTAAAATACTGTGTGGAAGTTTCATTAAAAAATTCAAAACTTGCAGTAACATCATACCAAACTGATTCATAAGTGTCTGCTGCTTGAAATTTAACAGTTCCAGTATAGTGATCCATGTCCATTTTCACAGTGGTTAGGCTTTGCCCGCTGGTGGGAATATGACTAGAATAGAATTCTGTAAGTTGCGTGGTATTCACTGGTTGTGGGGTCAATGCCCAGTCGGGATAGTTTGTGGGACCTGGTTGTAGTTGTTGTGCTTTGCCGTAAATTGTAGGAATGGTCAACATTTCACTAGGCACAAACGCAGGCAGCACTGAATTCACAATATTGCAGTCTGCTCTAGCACCTGAATTGGCATCCACATAAGCAGCCTGCACATAGTCGCCTGCTGTGCGCTGAATGCTGTAGCTGCCGGGTTGTGCAGTGATATTGATGGTATCTTCGTTGTCCAGCACTACTTTTACTCTGCCCAGTGTGGCGCTGAGTGTGACCATGGGTTTTTCGACCAACAGTTGGTCTCCGGTTTGATTCATCAATCTAAACATAAAAGTGCTGCCTGTGATGTTTACAGGTTTTTCCTCTTGATTGATAAATTCAAACAGTAGAACATTGTCTACGCCTTTGTTAACGGTTAATTGTTTTGCATACACTGGGTCGTACCTCGCTGTGAAATATCCACCACTGGTGTCAACTAACAAGACTTTGGTAATTTGCTGGTATAAGTAAACGGTGGTTGAATACATAGGATCCTCGAACAATATTTATGGGTAATGATATCTTTCAAAAGCTGGCGGTGAAATATCCGTTTATAACTCTGTGCGTTTACGCCAATGAAGAATATGTAGGTGTAGTGCAAAACAAAGACGATGCTGTTACCACCATCTATGATTTTGGTGCTGTATTAACACAAGATGCCAAGTTAGAATACTTGGAATTGGCAGCCACCTGGTGGTGGGAAAGCAATAGAAGTATACCCATAAACATATTTTTGCGTGGTGAGTGGGACAAGTTTCGCCCTACACTGCGTACATTCTCCAACAAAGATCTTGAAATTTTACACGGTCCGGCTTGCAGTTTGATGGACATTGCTCGCAAAAAAAGCAAGCGAAAATCAATCACACTTGTGCGGCGTCTTGAGTGAGCAGGTTCATGTGTAGGGCAACAAGAGCCGCATAGCTAATAGCATGGGACTTTTTGAATGTGTATCCACGCGAATCATCTCCGTTCCACACTTCGGCAAACACTTCGGTCCACGGACGATTCTGCAAGTGTGCTTTGCCCGGGCGAATAACTGAAATAAACGCTGCCATTCTGGGTATTGAATCTGGCTGCATTGATACCATTAAGTCTGTGTAGTTGCCCACATGCACTAGTTGCCTGGTCCAGGCAGTGTCGGTCCATAGTCTACTCCATGGTGGTGTTGTTGCCAACATTTCTGCATAGTGCGCAGGATCACGAATCAACTGATACACACTCATGTTCAACAGATCTATCTTGAAATATCCACGCTGTTCTGCTGACTCATAGTCTATGGCTGCACAGCCATTGGGTATGTCTCTAGGAATGTCTGTAACGTAAATGCCTGAATTGTGTTTACGCACTTGGCCTTGATGCAGTTGCCGTGCGGCAGTGTGCGGAATCAAGTTCAGCACAGCCGTTCTGTCCGGCACATCAATGTCAATGTCTGCGCTCATTTTGAGTCAGCT